CGAGTAGTTCGATAGCGGATAGCTACAACCCAATCACCACTAGCACCACTACAACAGAGACTACAGACTCATATAACGATCAGTCTGATAACACTGATAACTCTTATGTGACCTATGGCGATCAGCAGATGACACTGGCACAGCTAGTTAGCTTCTTGCAAGAAAGTGGTCAGCCATACTCATTCTCTATGGGAGATGACATTTACACAGATGATGTAGCCGAAGAGGAGGAAGGGGGCATGACCTGTGTTCCGACCTTTGAGGGCTATGTGTGTAGTGGAGGCTAGATATGGCTGAGATCAACCTAGAAACACATTTCCCTGACGGATCGCCACGGCCGCAAAGGTTATCTGCTGACTCCACCTATGAGGAGTTCCTGGAGTGGTTTGAGGGCAGTGCTAGGCAGGGGCAGATGGAGGCTTATTACTCTAATAGGCCAGAAGAAATGAATGCCCTGTCTCAGAACAGCCCCGGCTATGAGCGTAATGAAGCAGGCAGGTATGTAAACGAAAGCGGTCAGGAGTTGTATTACTACACCGGCCCTGACTACGACAATGAAATGCGTAATGGCGCAGGCTTAAACGCTGATGCCGCTTATGTGACGATGGATGAGATCAGGTCTAGGTACGAAGAGGACACTGTTCTTCACAAGCACTTTGACAGCGTTGACCAGTATATGTCGTACATCCAAGACCGGCAGGATCTTATAGATTCTGGTCAGATCATGGATAAGTGGGAGCGGTCAAATCAGCTTTGGCACGACACTTTTATTCGCCAAATGGATGGGCGCGGTGGCCCTAATGGGCAGTACATTGCCGACATAACAGAAACTGAGAGGCGCAGGGTAGAGGAGGCTGAGCTTGCGGCTAACGCTGCGTTGGCTGAGCAGTATGGCATTGAAAGCAATATCACAGACGACAACGGGAATAAACTGCGCTGGAATGGATCTGGCTACTCACTGATAGAAAGATACAAAGAGGATGATCAGTAGCGGAGTGGCTAACGCGATAGCGGCTGGTGCTGGCAATGCGGCTAGTCAGGGGCTATTAACAGGCTCTATAGATCCTAAGTCAGTGCTTTCTAGCGCGGTTATTGGCGGTCTCAATCCTGGCGGGATGTTAGGCGACCAGTTCGGTTTAGTGCCAGACAACGTACCTGCTGGCTTTGTGCAGGGCGCTGTCAACTCTGGAGTAGGCAACCTAATAACTGATGGCAGTCTTGATCTTGAGGGCGTATTAATTGGTGGCGCATTAGGCGCAGGAAAAAATGCACTGATGGATTTGTTCAATGACTCAGATCAGTTCTCCGTTGAGTCTGAAATGAGAAGGATTGAGCTAGAGCGTGAGCTTCAGGACTTGGCTCCTCTCTCTACTCAGCAGCTTTATGAGGAGGCCATGTTTGGCAACATGACGGGCCGCTCAGACTTAGGCGGCTTGATAGGGGATGATGGCCTGTTGTCGTTTATTCCTGCGGTCAAAACTGGTGGCCTTAACAATCTTTTAGGCGGCGGCTATCTTGATCCTAACTCAATATTTACAGGGCCAGATGGAGAGCAATACACAGACATCGATCTGCTAGAGAAAGGGATAGATCCTGCGGCTGTGTACTGGGGTGAGGTGGAAGGATATAGCCACTCTTTAACTCCTGACGCGGGAACGTACAACCCTCTTGATTTTAATCGAGGCGGGTTTATCAATTCGCTTGCCGCTCAGCAATTTAAAGAAACGTATGGGATGACCCCAGATGAGTTCTTGGCAGGGAACGGCACTGTTGATCAGCTCAGACAAATGATTGCCTATGGGCCTTTGGATGAAACTTATAATTGGTCTGACAATCCGCGTGGAACTTCGCAGTATGCGGGCTTGCTTACTGGGCTTGAGGGGGCATATAGCACCGGATCGCTGAATGATCAGCGTGAATATCAGGAGCCTACTTTCTACGACCCAGATCAAAATGCATATCTGGAAGACGATCTTTTGGCTATGGGAATCAACCCTGAAGACGTTATAGCGGGGTATGTTCAAGGGTGGACTCATGCATATAACGGCATACACGACGCGCTAAATCTCGGTGGAGCGCAAGACACGGCGGCTAACGCGCCAGACCCTAACGGTGGTTCTGTAGCCATTATTAATCTTGGCGGTGGTGAGGTCACGGTTAACCCTAATGCCACGCTCCCCGGTTCAAACATCACGGTAATTGATGCAATCACTCAGGGCATTATTGATGGGATCTTGGTTGATAACAGTGGCTCTTCTACTGGCGGCAATACCGCCGGGAATACAGCAGAAGTTATTGGAAACGAGAACGCGGTCAGCACTGATGATGTATTAGCTGGGGCAGATACCAACACCAACACCAATACCAACACCAGCACCAATACCAGCACCAACGAGAATGCCGTCAATAACAATGACACGTTAGCCGGCACTAGCACTAATGCTAACGAGAACGCAGTCTCCTCGAATGATGAGTTGCCTCCAGCTGGGGGTGGCGGTGGCGGCGGCGGCGGTGATGATGGCTTGCTCTCTTCTTCTGATGCCGGCTTGCCGCCTTTGTGGAGTGAGCTATTTGGCTACAGCAAGATAACCCCATACGAAAAGGCGCGGCTAAAAATCTTAAATGATGCCGTGGCGGGGCTAACTGGCGATGGATTGCTTGGCTCTTATAAGCAAAAGCAGCCTTACATGCGACCAAACCGAGATCTAATTGACGCAGGAATAATGTCATGAATTATCTAGAGATGTGCAATGAGGTCTTAGTCAGAATGCGCGAGCAAGAGATTGAAAGCGTTGATGATCCAATGAATGACCCGCAGCAAAAACTGGTTGCTAAGTTTGTTAATGACGCTAAGCAATTCGTAGAGCGCAGTCATGATTGGAATGCACTAAGGAAGATGTGGGTAATCGATCTGGCTCATGAGGTACATAAGTACAATTTAATGGGAGCTTCAGAGCAATCGCGTATCTATCTTGTGCGTTATGTATCTGGGGCTATCCTGAAGGAAGCCAATCCGCGATGGCTAGAGCGCAAGCCTGCAATGAACGGCTTGCCGCATTGGTATTCGCTGAGCGATGTTCACAATCACAACGTCACGCTGAAGGTATGGCCTTACCCTGATAACACGTTTGGGGACTCGCATGATGTGTATGAGTATGCCGAGGCTGAATTTGATGGCAATTCATACCTTGGCTCCCCAGATAAAACATTATTTGCTTATGGCTTTGCTCATCAGGGCAGGCTAAAGAATGATGAGGACATAGTAATAATCCCTGAAGACCCTGTTCTTTATTACGCCTTAGCTTACTCGGCTAGGGAGAGGGGGGAGGCTGGTGGCGCATCCAGCGTGGAGCTTTTTGCTTTGGCTAAGCAATATCTTAGTGACGCTATTAGCTGGGATGTTAGCAATTCTCATCTTGAATACATCTGGCAGGCTGGATAATGGGCGCAAATCTTAGGCAATTAGCAATACAGGGGCCAGGATCTCAGGGGTTAAATTCTGAGTTTAGTCCTTTCCAGCAGAGCATTGAGTTTGCTCTCAAGGCTGATAACTGCGTGATTGATAGAGTTGGCAGGCTGGCCTCTCGAGAAGCCTTTGCTAATTACGTCAGCGATCACAACCTTGATATGACTGTTAATGAGCAGTTTGATGTTGTGCGTATTGTCACTATGGAGCCAGAGGGAATCCCGCACCAGATCCCTATCGTGCCAGAGAAAGCTGATCTGTACGCTGAAGCCCAATACACAGAAGGCAAGTACGCCAACTACGGTCTTGGCTTAAGAAGTGCCGCGCCGTTCTCTATGGGGAAGTATGGTGTAGGTAGATATAACTTTGACCTATATAACTTAGATAGCAGGGATGAAGGCTCGGAGCCTAACGTTACATTCTGCTTGGTAGGCATAGGGCGGCTTGGCGTTGGTGAGACAAAGAACAGCAGATATGGATCTGCTCGGTATGGCGCTGATCTGTATGGCGGTGTAACTGTTGAGTACACTGCCTTTGATCGCTATGTAGGCGCTGTTCTTGAAGGAGATAAGCTAAGGGCTATCTCTCAGATACGGCCCTCACACGGGGTTACAAAGGCTCAACTAGTGCCTTTCAAAAGCGAGATTTATATTTTCTCCAGGGGCGACGGCGTGATGGTTTATGACAGTGGCGTTCCTTACAAGCTATCTGCTCACCCAGACTACAGCCCTCCAAGAGATGACACAGGAACTATTGCTGATGAGATTGATGGGGATATTGCTATCGCCGCTTATGGTCGTCTGTGGGTTAGTGGTGTTAACAATGACTACGACACTATTTATTACTCTGATCTTCTTATTCCTCATCAGTGGTATGACGGCACTACTGACGAAAACGGTGAGCCTGCTGATCCTCAGAACACCGCAGGAATCATCGATGTCAGAGAGTACTGGCCCAACGGTAACGACAGAATTCAGGGCTTAGCGGCACACAATGGGTTCCTGATTGTCTTCGGTAGGCACTCAATCCTTATCTACTCTGGCGCGCAGGGTGATCCTGCCGCAGAGGGCGGGCTACAGTTACAGGATGCTATCCGCGATGTGGGACTTGTTATTCAAGATGCTCAATGCAACATTGGTTCTGACCATCTTTTTGTGGATTCTCTGGGAGTACGCTCCCTTGGCAGGGTAGTGCAGGAGAAGTCTGCACCTATTGCTGAGCCATCATTGAATGTCGCTACGATTATCAGGGAAGACATTGAGCGGTCTAGGGATTTGGTTCGGCTTCTTCACCTGCCATCAAAGTCTAAAGCGCTATGCCTATTGCCCGGCACGCAAACTGCTTATTGCTTTCAGCTTGGTCAGCCTTCCGCTACTGGTGGCTTGAGGGTCACTCAGTGGACGGGTTGTGACTTCTGGGACAGCGCTACGCTACGCACAGACTATGTAGATAGAGAGTTGTTAGGCGCTCGTAATGACAGAGGAGTGACCTTGTATGACGGTTATGGTCAGTCTGCTAAGTACGCCATGAGCTATGAATCTAACGTCCTGCTGTCTGGCGAAAGCCTGATGCAGTCAATGATTCCCAAGTCCTTAGTCTTTAGCTATCACTCAGATGATGAAGTGCCTTTCTATGCTCGCTGGGGCTTTGGCTCTAACGAGATGCCGTATATGGCGCGTGCGCAGAAGGCTAGAGGGTCTAGTGAGTTTAAGACATCCAAGGTCAACACTGCTGGAAGCGGTGAGATGTTACGGGTGGGCTTCGATTGCCAGATAGGGGGCAGTAGATTCGCCGTACAACAGATTTCAATTAACGCGGTTGTAGGCCGCGTAATCGTTTAAGGAGATAAGAGATGGATGCAGGATTGCTAGGCGCGGGGATCACAGGGCTAGCAGCGGCCTATGGCTTTAATTGAGCCAATGCAATAGAGCAAGACGGCGATCAAATAGCGGGAGACCTGTATGACACAGGCACAATGCTTGCGGATGGCAGTACATTTAAGGGGTATGGCGTAACCAGCGGGCTTGGCAATACGTCCGTAAGCTCTG